GGTGTTTTCCCATTCGACCGCGCGCGCCGCGGTCTGGATGGTCTGCTCGATCTGCGCCGGGTCGGTGAGCTGGTGCTTGGTGAGCAACTCGCGCAGCGGGGTGAGTTCCTTGACCTGGCTGGTCAGCTCGCGGAAGCGTTCCTCGGCGCGCCCCTTCAAGCCCAGGTCCTTGATCGCCTGCTCGGTCTCGGCGTCCGGCTCGGACTTCTTCGGCGGCTCGCCAGCGGGCGCGGGCGCTGCGGCTGGTGCCGGCGCAGCCGCCGGAGCGGTGGCCGGCTTGCCGTCTCCTGCTTGGGCGACGACATCGGCCGCGGTCTTGGGCTCGGTGACGGTGGCGATGCCCTTGTCGAACGCGGCCAGCGCAGCCTGCTCGCGGTCCGGTGCCGGCGCGCTGCCGGCGTCGGGTGTACCGCCTTCCCCGCCACCTTCCCCGCCCGCAGCGGCGGTGCTGGTCGCCTCGGTGACGGCAGTCTGATCGGCGGCCGAGGTATCGGTCGGGGTGGTGTCGGGCGCGGTGGCCTCGGTCTGGGTGCTCATGCGGTTGCTCCTTCGGGAATGGGTGCCGCTGGCGCGGCCGGCGCGGGCGGCGGTGGGGCGGGTGCGGCGTGCGGTGCGTTGAGCTGGGTGGGGGCATCGCCCGCCTTCGGCAGTGCGCCGTTGACCATGCGCGTGACGATGTCTTCAGGCATCGATGGCGCGCTCGCGTGGATCAGGGCAACCGCCGAATCGGCCGACAGCACACCACCGCGCACGTCGGCGAGGACAGCGGTCAGCGCCTGAATCTGCGGGCCCATAAGCGCCGTGTCGGGCATCGGTGGCTGCGGCGGCGCCGGCGGCGGCGGCGGGTTGCGCGGCGGATCAGGCAGGAAGCGGTCGGCATCGACGTGATCGCCGGTGCGGTTGATCGTCTCGACGACAAGCTCCTGCAGGCAGTCAGCGATGTCCTCGTTGGAGGAGCCGCGCAGCTGGCCGACCTGCTGAATCGCCGCCTGCAACTGCGGCAGGATGGCCGACCAGGCTTGATGCTGGGCCGTGGTGTCAGGCTTGCCGGAGGAGCCGGCCTGGATCGACACGGTCACCAGTGCGCCCATGTCCTCGATCGTCATGCCCTCGGGCCACAGCGCCCACGGGCCGGCGATCTCCTGCACGTCCTCCTGGCTCATGACCTGCAGCGCGACCTCGCCGGTGTACTGCGCCATATCGGTGAACATCTCGTCCAGATCGTCGCGCATGTAGCCCTGGCGCGCGTTGGTGCCCTGTTGCTGGATCTCGGCCTCGCCCAGCGTCTTGGCGGTATGGATCGAGGAGGACAGCGCTTCCTGGATGCCCCAGATCATTTCCAGCTCGGCACGAATGGGGCCGGTGTCGTAGAGCGCCATGTCAACGGCCGGGTAGGCGATATTGGCCAGCGCATCCTTGACCGGCGTGCCGGGCCTTGCCGGCTTCAGGCCCACCATCTCCACGTGGGTTGCGCCCTCGATCTTGGCGATCTGCTCGTCGTCGTAGTTGGTTGCGTCGAAGGCGGTCTTCGGGATGGCCCGCTGGCGGTGCTTGCGGAAGTTGCTGCGCACCGAGTTGTACTCGTCGAACAGCCGCTCCGAGCGCGTGATCAGCGAGCGCGGGTGCCGCTCGCCGGTCACGTGGCCGATCTGGTACTGGAAGAACGGATAGAAACGGGTCGTCGCCGGGTGCGGCGGGAACGGCGGTTTCGCGTAGCAGTCCATGCCCTCGAAGAAGGTGATAACGGTGCTGCTGGTGCGATCCCAGACCTCCCACAGGCATAGGAAGCCGACGCCGCCGGTCTGGATGCTGGCGCCGCCCTGCGTGCCCTTGCGGTAGGCATCGGCATCGGTCGGATCGACGTTGGTCGCCATCGCGCCACTGTCGCCGCTTTTCTCCGTATCGCGCGGCTGCATCGGGTAGTACAGCGTCGCCTTGGCGAACTGCTCGTCGGTCAGCTGCGGATGGTCCTGCTTGGCCTGGTCCACCGGCATGAACACGCGGTGCGCGATCCACGAGGCATCGGCGTACGCGGCCAGGTCGCGGCAGTCGGTCGAGACCTGAACGTCCTCGCCCGGGACGAAGTCGATGGCGAAGCCGCGGGCGACGACCACCTCGACCTTGGCCTGCAGCGCCTGCGCCTGGCGCTCAAGCTCCGCCTTGACCGCGTCGTCGTCCGGTGCGGTGCCGTCGTCGAGTTCCTTGCGCAGCGCCGCCATGCGGGCGAGGTTGTCCTGGATGTCGTTGAGCTGGCGCGCGATCTCCGGGTCCTGGCCCTTACGCTCCAGCCAGACCGCCTTCAGCCAGCCCGGGCCGATGGTCAGCGCGGAGCCGACAAGCTCTTTGGCCTGCGCCTTGAGCTTGGCCTTCTTCCACAGGGCCGGGATGACCAGCGCCAGGGTGTCGGCGAACTGCTTGGCGTTGTCCCGCAGCCGCTGGTAGGGCTCCATCTTCTGGGCGACCAGCTGCTGCAGCTGCAACTCGCCGGCCTTGTCCTGCATGTCGGCCTGCGCCTGCGGCGGCACGGGACCGCCGGGCAGCGCCGGCGAGGCGCCCTGCCCGCCCACGGTGCCCAAGAGGCGGGACAGCATGGCCGGCAGCTCCGGCGCGGCGCTCGGCTGGCCCTGCTCGACCTGCTTGGCCACCATCGCCAGGATCGCCTTCTGCGGCGGCGGCTCGGTCATGCCCGAGGGCGTGACGTCGACATCCGGGTCGCGGGCGTAGAGGAACGAGCGCAGCACGTCGATGTAGCTCTGGGCGATCGGCACGTCGACGGTGAAGTGCGTGCGGTCGGCGCGGGCATAGGAGCGATCGCGGGCGTAGCGCTTGCGGGCGTTCTTGTCGAACTCGCGGGCGTCGTTGATCGCCTTCTGCCACTGCTTCACGTCGGCGCACTCGCGTGCGTAGGCCTGCGAGTCGGCGCCGGCGTATTCCGCGTTAGCGCTGTCGATCCCGTCCTGCAACGGCTGGGTGTATTCGGTGCTCATGGGCGTAAGGTCTCAGTCGTAGTAACGCTTGCGGCGGGCTTCCTCGCGCGCGGTCTGGCGGTCGAGGGACTCGATGTGGCGGCGGGTGAAGGGCTGGATGGGCTCATCCTCGGGCTCGGGCTCGGGGTCTTTGCCATCCATCAGGACGTCGAGCGCGCGGCCGATCAGGCTGCAGCAGTCGACCAGGTCGTCGAAGCGGCCGGCCGGGAAGGCGATCAGCTGGTCGATCAGCGCGTCGCCGAACGGGCCTTCCTTGACGTGGACCGTGCCGGCGCTCACGCGGGCAGCGAAGCCGCGGATGCGCGCGGCCTTGTTGGTCACGCTAGGGAGCAGCTCGCGGGCGGCGTAACGCTGCGTGCGACGCATCTGTCGGCGGATCTCCGGGCCGATCGCACTCTCGATCACGCCCTTTTCGCCGAGCCACAGCTGCGGCGTCCAGCGCTTGACCAGCTTCAACGCCTCGGCCACCGCGACGTCCGAGGCAACCTGCTTGTTGAACCCGTCCTCGATCCAGAGATCGGCCTCATGGTCGAGGCCAAACGGCACGTGCGCGGTGAAGTCACCGCCCTGATCGGTGACGGCAAAGTCGCTGGTGAGGTACCAGCGCGCGCCTTCGGGCGGATGGCGGAAGCGCTTGAAGTCCTCGCGCTTGAAGTAGATGCCGTCCTCGGGCACCGGGCGCTGCTGGTAGAGGCTGGACCAGGTGCGGCTGTTGGCCTTGTACATGGCCCAGTGCCGCTCGCTGAACCACTCCGGCCAGAGGTACTCGCCGATCTTGCGGCCGAGCGGGTCGTCGACGCGCTCGCACTGCGCGGGGATGCTGAGCACCTCCCAGGTCTGGCCGTCGCGGCACTGCACCGGCCCGCTGCGGCCGTCGTAGTCGTCGGGGAGGATGCTGCCGGCCAGGTCCATCTCGTGCCAGCGGGTCAGGATGAGGATGATCGAGGCCTTCGGCTTGAGGCGGGTGAGGAAGTCGTCGTCGTAGGCCGCGCGCGTCTTGGAGCGCATGGTCTCCGATTCGGCCTCTTCGCGGCCGGCGACCGGGTCGTCGATGATCCCCAGGTCGCAGCGGGAGGACGTTATGCCGCCCAGCATGCCGGCAGCGTAGAGACCCGAGCCGTTGGTCAGCTCCCACTCGTCCGCGGCGTTGCTGCCGGCGGCAAGGCGCGTGACCTGCGGCCAGATGCTCGAATACTCCGGGCTCGCGACGATCTGGCGGGCCTTCTTGCTGGCGCGAATGATCGGCGTGCCGGCGTAGCTGGTCATCAGCACGCGCAGCCCCGGGAAGGCGCCCATCGCCCAGGTCGGCGCCACCACGCTGCCGTAGGTGGATTTGGCCGAGCCGGGCGGCTCGCAGATGATCAGGCGGCCGTAGTCCGTGC